CCCACAGCCCAGTCCTTCACCTTGCCAACAGTGTTCTTCACACCGCCCCAGAGGTCATCCCAGAAGCCGCCAATAGGCATCTGAGACTTCTTCTCGTCGTGCCCACCGTTCATTGACGACAACGCGGCCATAGGTGCTTGCTGCTTACCTGCAAGCATCTGCTGAGTCTCGTTAGCCGTATAAACGTAGCCGGGGCCGGTGTTGATAAGCTCGGGGCCTTCTTCGCCGACGAGCTTCCAACCGTCCTTCATGTGCCCGCCCTTGGCGAACGCAGGAATGTTGACCTCAGGAAGTTTCCAATCCAACCCGAGCTTGCTAGACATGGTGTTGACCATCTCACGCAAACCGTTGTTGTAGACCGTGTTTACAACGAAATCAATAGGCTTGTACGCGATCGACTTGATCGTGTCCCAAACCTTCTTGATCCCATCAACGCCACGCTGGAACGCAGGCTTTACGTGCTCATTGATGAAACTGCCGAGAGCTTGGAAGACCGGCTTGATGTTGTTATTCCAAACATCTTTGATCTTCCCTGAGACCGAGTTCCACGTATCAATAGTGAACTTCTTGATCTTGTCCCAGTTGGCAATCACAATCGCCGCGATACCGACAATGGCAGCAATCGCCCAGCCAATTGGACCCATCGCAATCAACCAAGCGGCAGCCATGCGGCCAGCCTGCAAGAGCGACTGTGTGCCCATGAGTAGCCAGCCAGCAACGACCTTAGCCGCCTGAATGCCCATTGCAATAGCAGCCTTGCCAGCAGGAACAAGTACACCGACAGACCACGAAACGGCCATCTTGAGCGCCTGCACCATTGAGCGGGTAGCCATCAAAGCCCAGCTAGCAATAACCTTGCCAGCTTGCACACCGAACGCCACAGCGCCCACAGCGGCTTGCTTGATCACCGTGCCAGTCCACACCGCAGCAGTCTTTGCGCCAGACACGACGGCGGCGGCAGACATAGCAACCCACTGAGCAGCGATCTTGATGCGAGTCGCGATCATCGCCGCAACAGCCTTCGCAGCCTCGATCTTGTACAACGCCCAAACCGCAACAGTTTGCGCGCCAGACCGGATCGCAGCAACGCCCATTGCTACCCATTGACCAATCATCTTGTACGACTGAGCAACGAATACCGCTGCCGTCTTGATAGCTTCGGCCCTCACGAGCAGGAACGCGGCAACATTCTTCGCGCCAGCAATAGTCGCCTGGATGCCCCACTTGATCAGCATCGGAATCATCAGCGCACCAATAACGCCAGCACCAATAGTTAGCGCCGTGCTATTGTCCTGAATCCACCCGGTAGCACCCTGCAAAATAGGGCCAAGAGTCTGACCAATAGTGTCACCGGTACGTCCAACCCAACCGCTAAACGATTCAAGCGCAGGAATAGCAGTCTCATTGATGAATCCGAAAGCCGTAGTCATGGCAGGCAGGAAAGCCCCGCCAACCTTCTCTTTCAGATCCGCAAACGCCGCCGACGCTTTCTGCTGCTTGTTCTGCAAAGTGTCAGCTTCACGCGCAAAGTTACCCTGAGCATCAGCGCCCTGCCCATAAAGAGCAGACTGCACAGCAAGAGCCTTAGACTCAGCGTCAAGCTTTGGAACCTTGCCAGCAGTCGCCTTGCTATAGGCCTCCTCAGCGGAGGTCAAAGTCAACTGAGCGCGCTTTACCTCGTCAGAATCCTTGCCGTACTTCTTCAAGGTTTCGTTGTATTTGTTCTGCGCAAGAGTCATCTTCGTAGACGCAGTGGCAACCTTGTCAGCATCAACAACAGGCTTCAAAATACCCTTGGACAACGCCTCAGCTTCAAGAGTCGCCGCCGACAAAGTAATGCCGTACTTCTCAATCGGGTCCATCTCGCCCTTGAGCGCAGACGAAATAGCCTCGATAGCTTCCTTCGTCGTACCGCCAAACATGGAAGCCATGTCCGCGCCCATGCCGATCAGACCATTAGTCTTATCAGCAATCTCATCCATAGGCGTGCCCATGTTTTTCAACTGGGAACCAAGGAGCGTACCAAGCTCGCGGTACTCGTTACCCGAGATACCTACAGTTTGAGCAGCAGTAGCCGCCCAGTCATGCATCGTCTGAGCGTTTTCCTTGAACACGGTATCGATAGCGCCGATGGACTGTTCAGCGTCACCGGCCATGCCAACAATTTCCTTGACACCGCCAGCAACCGCCGCGATAGAGAAACCAGCAGCAAGACCACCCAGAGCGCCCTTGAACGAACTAGAGAACCCGCCGCCAGCACGCTTGCCGCCATCCTCTGCCTGCTTGTTAGCCGCAGTCGTGGCGGTCTTCATGCCCTTGGATAGGTTGGCCTTGAGCTTCTGCCCAACACCCTTCCAGCCTTTGGCATAGGTAGTAGACGCAGTGGATGATGCTTTAGTAGCCGAAGCTAATGAATCCTTGGACTGCTTCAACTCATTCTGCAAACGATTCTGAGCGTCCGCAGCACCCTTAGTTTCTGCTTCTAGCTTCTGCTCAGCAGTCGCCAAACGATCAACGGCAGATAGTGCCTGAGAAGACTTCGGACCAAACTTCTCCGTAGTCTCATTTAGCTTCGCCTGGGCAATCTCAGACTTCCTCTTCGCGGCCTCGACCTTACGCGCCGAAGTCTCAGCCTGAGCAGCCACGCGCTTCTCAGCACGCTCCACATCAGCAGCCAGCGAATCAACGTCCGGTTTATTCTGCTCAAAGCCCTTAGCAATAGCCTTGCCCATTCCCAGGCCAGCTTTAGAAGCCTGAGACTCTGCGCCCTTGAAAATCCCGCCAACCTGCTTAGCGAGCAATGAAGTTTCGGCGGCCAGCGTCAAATATCCGGTCGCTAGCTCAACTGAACTGGCCATATTTTATCCCCCTGCGATACTTTTAGGAAAAGCAAAAGGCCCCACAAAAAAAGTGAGGCCTAATACCTATCTGCTCCTACTGCATTTCCAATCCGGCAGGAACTTTATTATTCTTACTCTGGTTGCACCGCATATGGGCCAGTTGCAGATTCTCTAACTCATGACCACCGCCGAGCGAAAAAGGAATTATATGGTCAACGCTTGGACTGGCAGGGTTTGGCATACTCAGGGTTAGATTCACCAAATCACCGCAAAGTCGGCAGGCATTGCCGTCCCTCGCCAGGATCTCACCGAGTGAAGTTTTATGCCTGCGGTACTTTGCCTTTGCGCAAAAGATGCACAATTTTATGTCGGATCTTCTGCGCCTACCAGATGAATGCGTGATTGACATATCCACTGGGTAGGAACATCTTTCGCAGGGCTTCCACTCAGAGGGAATATCCGCGACGCTCGGCGTGCAAAGTTCACCGCAATACCTTTTGCCCTGCGACGCTCCATATGGCAGCGCCTCCCCGCATCCACGACACCACCTATCTGGTAGGCCGCCATGCCTACTCATATACTGATGATGAGTTGCGCAAATACCGCGAGCGATAGGATTTCGCGGGCATCCAGACACGGAGCATCGGGGACCTTGGACTTCTGGGTAGCATCCCGGGGAGCAATACTTGTTAACGGTGGTGTTGTCCTTGCCGCAGGACGGGCAAGGATTCAACAAAGGTTTTCCGGCTAACGATCTCCGATAATGAGAGGTGCAATAACCTTTACACCTGACTATCTTTTCGCATTCAACAACCGAGCAGGTAGACTTACCCATAGCGAATCCTCCAGATTCGTTAGGCCTCGGGTAACAGTGTTGACGCACTGCCGGGGCCGTTTTGATTAATTACCTAATTATACCGTGACGAGCCGACATTATCGACTCGCCACGGTCTTTTAGTCCCAGCCCAGCAACTTCCGAAGATCCTCGATCTTCGACGGCTTGACCTTGAGAACTTCTGTCTCAGTTTTCTTGTCCCACGGCCTACGTGTAGGCTTCGGAACCTCGGACTTCTTGATGCCACGGCGACGAGTCACCACAGCGACAAGCTGACCGATACCGTCGTAAATACCAACGATGTGATCGACCACGGGGTTGTACCACCACCAGTCCTTACCATTGATGGCGCGCATCAAAGGGTCATCGTAAGGAAGGTTGTCGATAACAGCCCAGCAATCAGACCAAGTGAGATCCTCAGTAGAAATATCCCGCCAACGAAGCCCCCTATCAATCAAGGAAGCTTCGAAAGCAGACGGATATTCAGTGTGGAGCCGGATTAACTCTCGGATTTCCCTAAACCCACAGGCTGGCCCTTGCCCCAAACCTCAGTGAATGGGATGACTTCCTCCTGCGAAAGGTCACGGAAGTCTTCAAGCACGGTTTCATCAACACCAGCACCAGAGAGCCATGTGATGATTTTGGAGATATTCCCTCGCTCCATGGCCTCGATGATTCCGAGCGGCATCTGCTCGAACGAAGGAAGCTCGAACGGCTCATTGAATCCCTCGTATTCGAACTTGACGAAGGTGTACTGCTTAGCGGTAGAACGTCCGCCCTTACGGGTCTTAGAGACAGGCATGGTCAGCCCTTTCTTGTTAAACAGCAAGACCCCCACCAGATAATGAGGGCCTTGCATGATTGTTTGGTTATCGGTCTAAATTGTTGTGAGTGAACAGCTCAAGCCTTTTCAGGCGAGCCGCTTCACCAGCTTCTTCGGGAGTGTCAAAGTATCCCGCATAGTAGCGCTTGCCGTTGTGTCCAACGCGAGCTCCCCACTTTTGCTTGCTACTGTTCCAGATTGCTCCACGAATACCAGAACGGCTCGTAGACTGCGCACCTAGAACGTTTTCCCGGTTTTGCTTGTTTGTTGCCAAGCGTAGATGATCAGGGTTTACGCACGAAGTGTTGTGGCAAATATGGCCAATAAACAACCCTTCGGGAATCTCACCCTTGGCCCATTCGTAGGAAAGCCTATGCGCTCCAGCGTTAGTTCCGTTCAGCCTCACGCATCCATACCCATCAGGGAAAGTTGCGCCGGTCCAAACCCAGCAACTGCCGGACTTATCAACTTTTTGCCAGAAGCGTTCTTCCAGTGATAAATGCTGTCCGCCGAGGGGCTTTAGACCCTTCCCCTGCCGATGCTGCCAGTAGTGACTATCGCAAAGGCCTAGTGTCCTGCACGGCTTTGTGCATCCATCAAACGAACAGGTAGACTTGGTCATATCGACTCCTTTTCAGTCGGTCACAACCCCGGAATGTTAGAGCATTCGCGGGGTTCTTTAATTCTCTAATTCTACCAGAAAAAGAACCTATTTCCCGGTGCGGAGCTGACCAACACGCACCGGGAAGTAGGAGATTATTTACGGAACAACCGGGCCATCAACGAACGAAATCGCCTTTACGCCGTTAGCGTCCGGGAAGGCCTCGATGTTTACCTCGTACCTAATTACTTCTGAGTGTACGAAAGTTACATCGCCAGAAGTCGAAAGCTGACCATCCTTGATGTACTCTCGGATCTTCGTAGTACCGTCTGCCATGTCAATGACGAACGACTTGCGCGCAGGCATTTTGGCGGTATGGTTTACCTTGACCTTGCCAGCAGTGACAGTAACATTTGCGTCGCCATGAATCAGCTTCAACACGTCCGCATTAGCGGACTCAAGGAACTCAAGAGTGTAGGTCAGGCTGTGTTCGGTGCGGACGACCTTTACAACGTCTCCACCCCAGGCCATTACCTTATCGTCGGAAGCGTCGGTAGTACGAGTGACACCTCCGTCTCCCACATATCCCGCCTTGATCCATGCTGGGTCTAGTGCAGTAGTTGCATCTGTCGGTTCGGCCACGGTCTTATCACCGAACAGCACACCGCCGGTAGCGGTTACAGGAGCACCAACGAGCACATTCTGTGTACCAGTTGCCATGATTTGCCTCCTAAAGGGCATAAGAAAAAGCCCAACCACAAACGTGGTCAGGCTTCGAAAATTGTTTGGTTAGATAGCGGGAATCTGGGTTGTTGACGCTCTGAAACTCAGTTCCACAGTGAAGGAGTAACCCGGCGTGCGAGTCTCCGAGTCGGGCTGGAAAGTAGGACGCTGAACAGTTCGCAAGAAAATCACGCCAGCCTCCTCGAACGGCCACTGACGAATCAGGCCATGCAACTCACGAGCAACCCTAGAAGCTTCCATGCCGTCAGCATGCGAAACCTCCACCGTCACCCGCGCATCATCAAGCACAACGTCCCGCTCGCCCCGGCCACCAGTGTCCACCACCGTCACCAGCAGCGGGCCCCACTCCCAACCAGGCGGCACATCCATGAACGGGCCAGCCTCAAAAGGAACATACTTGCCAAGGAACGCCACAGCACGAACAACCGGGTCCTGAAAGAGAATGATTTCAGGCATCAATCCCTCCCAGCGTCGAGTGCTCTCAAAAGTGCATGGTGCTTCCTGTTATGAAAGTGCGCGTGCCCTGTAGCCATCACTGACACAGCGCCACGCGGATCTTCCAAAACCAGCTCCGTGACCTTATAGCCCATCGCCTCACCACCAGCAGCCGCCGCAATCTTGTCGCCACGACGCTTCAAATCAGCGCGAACCTCCGGCAAATTGCGGATCTGCTCAAACACGCCCCGATTGAACTTGAGTTTGCGAGCCATCAGCCAGTCACCCGCTTCAACTTCACCTCAGTACGGAAAACGGAAGCTGTGAAGAAATTACGCACAGGAGGCGCGTAACCCTCAACACCGAACCGCTGCCCATAAACCGTGAACTGATCAAGATGACTGATCGTCAACCCAGGAGGCAGAAACAAGACGCGCTCAACAACATCCCGCTCAGCAGACATATTGCGTGGTTCATCAGCGGCAGCCACATCTATCCCAACATCCTCAACGAGAACATCCTGATAGACCGGAACCTGCGCACCCTGCGGGTTACGCTCATTCCTAAGCCACTGGTGACGAATCACCTGCTCACCCTGAACCTGCAACATTACGGCCCCCAGTTCAACTTGTACGGCTCAAGCAACGCCATCTCAGTCGCAAGCAAAGGGATAGACGCAACCGAACCGCCAGCAGCCGCATAGGTTACCGACTGCGTGCCGGCTCTCTGCGAAACAACGTTCCCCGAAGGGTTCATTGCCGCACGAGAAGCAATGCCAGCAATTAGTGCACCAAGCTCCCCAGCGTCCTCATAGCCATGCGTGAGCTCTACAGACACCGACCGATACTTCTTAGGCCAGCATCCGCCGTCCTTGCGCGACAGCAAGCCCGCCTCAGACCAATCGGCCTCAGCGGGAGAACCGTCAACGAGGACCGCAGACACCGAAACGATATGCTTCGACTTGATCTGCAAAACTTCGCCACCATTGCCGTCAACAATCAACGTCTCAGTGTGCTCGGGGGTAACATGCCAACCGCAGTACCGGCGCACAGCACTAGTCGCCGCATCAATCCAGAACTGATCATCAGTTGGGGCCGGCTTACTCGTCAGTATCGGAGGTAGAGACATTAGCCTTCACCTTCCCGCGACGAGCCTTGTTCGGCACCTTGATCGGCTCCTGAACACTAATCGGCTTAGCGCCAACCCGCTCAGCAGTTTCCTTATCCAGTTGCACCTGGTGAGGAATGTTCCCGATCAGAATTTCGTAGATTTCCATCAGATATTCCTTCCTGATACACCAGTGGGGCCACCCCGAAAGATGACCCCACTAGGTAACTGGATAATTAGCCGGCGACCGGTGCGGTGCTCGATAGGGTTACCTTCACGAAAGCGGAAGGTTTACGCACGGCCAAGGCGATACGCTCCTCGGCGCGAACCGAAATACGGTTGTAGTTGAAGTCATCCTCGTTCGAGTTAGTAGCTTCAACACGCACGCCACCCTTGCGGTAAACGGTTGCACCCTGCTTGCCAGCACCAACTAGGACGGTGCCCTGAGCGATGGCAGAGGTAACAACGGTGTTCTGGCCCCAGATACCCGGCGCGGCGTTGACCGAACCGTTGCCGTAAGCGCCAGTGAAGAAGCCGCCGGCGAAGTACTGGCCGTTGGCATCCTTGGACAGGCGCAGGGTCTGGTAATCAAGCGGGTTGATCACAAGACCGTCAGCAGTCAAACCGGTAGCGGTCTGAACCTTGGTCAGCGCACGGAAGATCGCATCCGCATTGTCAGTGTTATCAGCAGCGGCTTCGGTCTGCACGCCCACACGGTTTAGCAGGCCGCGAAGGTTCGGCGAAGTGCCCGAGCCATTCAGGAGCTGAGCCTCTTCGAACATGACCAGATCGTAGAGCAGGCGACCGTTGATCTCCGAAACCAAGAACGGCAGATCTTCCGCCATCTCGTCGTTGATCTTGATGCGACCGGCAATCTTGGTCAGCGCATCGTTGACCTGATCGTAGGTGTAGTGAAGCTGTGGCTTGAGGCCACCCTCGGCAACAGCTTCGAAAGCGCCTTCTTTCAGCGCTTCCACGTAGTACGTGATCGAAGTTGCGGTCAGAGTGCCAGTGCCAAGCCATGAGGCGATGGTTGGACGCTCACGGAAACCCTGAACGACAGTCTGGTCGATCTGTGGGTGCAGAGCGCCACCGTCGGCAAGAGCGTGCGAATCGCCGGCAGCCTTGAACTCCTGAGCGCCCAGCGAGAAGCGCTGAGACGAACCCTTGAAGTTCGCCAATTCCTGACCGAATGCCTTTACGGCATGGTCACCAATGGTCTTAGCCTGCACAGTTTCTTCCTTCTTCTTCTCGGGCATCTTTACAGCGCCCATAGCGTCAAGCTTTGCCTGCGCCTCGTTGGCCTTTAGGATCTGCTCATCGAAGGACTTAACCTCGGTGATCAGGCCGTCAATTTCTTCGACCTGCTCCGGGGTGAGATCCACACCAGCAGACTTAGCGGTTTCAGCGATGCCACGTGCCTTCACGGCTGCGGCCTCGCGCTTTTCCAAGAGAGTAGCCATGATGGCTCCTTTCGGTTATGCCCTAAATGGTTAGGGCGTTTATGAGTGCGAGTGCTGCATCCGGGTTTTTACGCGCCTTGACTTCTAAGTGGTCCTCAGCCTTGGCGGTTTCCCGCTCCTCAGCCTTGCCACTCTTCGGCTCCTCGCCGCTAACATCCGAATTGTCAGACTCAATCGAAGACAAGATTTCCCCCAGCGCCTCATGCGCTGCTTTGATCTTGGATTCGTTTTTGGCCGAAATAGTTCGACCAGCCTTGCTACCAGTTTTGACAGCAAGAAGTTCTGTTTCCTGATTGGCCCCTACTGGAACAATCGACACCTCATGGAGTTTCAGCTCTTGCAACTCCATGTGGCCGCCCTCCCAAGGACCGCCACCAACTTCGGCTTGTTTCACCACGTCGTACATAAACGACATTTGAGAAACGCGACCCTCTTTGATCAGCCGGTGCACCTGAGCGCCCTTTGCCGAATCAAGATCAAGCTGACCTTTAACGCGCAAACCGTGGTCATCCTCAAGGATTTCCACGGTCTTACCAATGTTCATGTCAGGATCATCGGTTCGATGCTGCCAGTAGATCGGGAACTGCCGGCCAGCGATAGTTGAAGTGAAAGCACCCTTGGCAACCACATCGCCATAAGAATCCTTATTGCCGAACACTGACGCGTAACCTATAAACTGCCCATCAGACAGGCCATCGCCCTCAGACTTAATCTCAGCTACGGTCGCTTTAAGTTTTGCCAATTTGGCACCTCCAAAATAAGCATGTTGAAAACGTGCCCAGGATTATCGAGGTCAGCATCGAGCCGGGACTTAGTATGGTCGTTCAAAAGGGTTGCGATTGATCCTGCATCAGGAACGCCGGCTACCGACAAATCAGCTTCAAGCTCACGCTTCCACCGGCCACCATCCCAACCCTTCGCAGAAATTACCGACTGCTGACGAACTAGGCATTTACGCCATAACTCCGCAACAGCTTTCTCGGCTTCCTCCACCGTTTCCACAGCTTCGGTAGATCCAGAGTCAGGAGTTCCAAGGTTCAGCGGAACAATCAGAGCATCCCCGCCATCAATCTTTGGGAGGTTCTGCAAGCGCCGCGCCTCATTACGAGTCATCCAAGGTCCACCGACTGACGAAGAGATAACCGCTGCCTGCTCTTCGAACGAGCCACGCAACTTCGCCTCAACGTTGAACTCCAAGAACACGCCAGCAGGAGCCCCGACGAGTGGTAGCAAGAAAGCGTTCAACCGGGACTCGATCATTGCGATGATCGGCCCCAGCGTGTCGCCGTAAAGACCGCGCCGAAACTCGCGAACATTCGAATAGTTCGCGTTATCCAACAAGCCGATCATCGTCGGGTTCACGTGATAAACCTGCGCAACAGTAGCCAACGAAAGCTTCGTCGAATCCGCCCACTGCTCATCAGCAGACGAGAAGCCGATACGCTTCACATCCATGCCATCCTCAAGCAACGGCATTCCGCCAGCGCGAGAACCCCTATCGCCCGTGAAAGCTTCAAGCATTTCTGTGAATCGCTTGCGAGCCGAACCATCCCACGACGGGGCATCCTTCGGACGAGTCACAAACGAACCAATGCGACCATTCTTCTTCCACAACTGCTTGCGGTGCACACGCGCATGATGCTGCTCTTCAAGCGTGAGACGCAGCGTCTCAACAGGCGAAGTAGAACATGTAGGATCGCCGGGGGTCCAGCCTTCGAACTCGATCACTTCGTCAGCAGTGAAACTCAGTTTCTCGCCATCGTTACCGGGTAACGCAACAACGAACTCATTCGAACCGTAGAACGAAGTAGCCTTCGAATGAACCCAACCAGCAGGCAGGTTATAAACCGAGAAGCCCTCCGGGCGGTTCATGTCCGGCGCACACCACAAGTAAGCTCGATCATAAAGAGCAATGTCGCCAACCAGCGCAAGAATCAAGTCGTAGCGGGTTTGTCGAGCATTCGGCTTCGAAATAATACTCGAAACACTATCCCCACGCACACGCTCATTCGAATCACCATTAGCCATAAACGTATGAAGACCAAGCTGGGCAATGTTGCGCGCAAGGAAATTAACCACAGTCCGCAAATGAGGCTGATTAGTCCACAGTTCTTCAATTGACTTATTGTCCAGAGACGACTCAGAAGACTCATTCATCGACCAATGCACCTGAGTCTGACCATCGAAACGCTCCGTAGTCATTCGCCCAGAAGATCCGCCACGAATCAGCCTGGTAAACGCATCCAATACACTCACACGCTCACCACCATTTGTCGTAATCTTGCCCATACGCCGTAGAGGCAACAGGAGTCTTATCAAGCATTTCTAAACCCCACAGGGCTTCCGTCGCAGCACAAAGAGGCGCAACATCGACAGGCGACTTAGCACGATTCCAAGCCCAAGTCTCACCTAAGCTCTTCTTTACTGCTTCACCCATCGCCAGCAGCAATGCCGGCTGATTAGTGAAGCGGACTGTTCCGTTCATAACCCGGTCATAAAACTGTGAACAAGAGTTCGTCAGGTCAGTACCCTGACAGGCGCGAACCTCAGTGCCTTCTTGTTCGATGTACTCGATCAAAGATGAAGCAGGAGCGCCACGGCCCTGAACCACAACCGAATCAGGCGTGAACTCAAGCCCACCCGCAAGCGTCTTAGCAACCCACTCAGTGCCAGCACGCTGAGCAATGATCTGCACCAGCGGAACACCAGCAGGCGTATAACCGGCCACCGCAAAGTAAGTCATCGAACGGTCATGTGAAGTGTCAACAGCAAGAACCAAAGGAGACTCAGGATCAAAGTCAGCAGAATCGTCAACGCACGCAGCAATAGCCTCCGCAGAGAACGGGCCATCAGAAGAAGCTACAACCCACTGGCAAAGATTCTCAGTGCGGAACACGTGCTCCGGCACCCCGTCATCGCCACCAGCACCAACGAGAGCGACCTTAGAGGCCATCATCTCCTCGGTAACGTATGCAATCCCGTTCTCGTCCTCATAGCCCATAGACGGGTTAGCCCAAGCCCAGCCGTCACGGTCGTGAATATCGCAATCATCAGGTGCGGACCACTCGAACAAGCCCATTGTGGTGTCGTGAGAGTTTGCGAAATCCTCAACGGATTTCACGCCAGACTCAACATACTTTTCCCAGTCAGCAATGCGATCCAAGCCCTGCTTGCGCAAGCCACGCAAAACAGCAGACTTCGCAGTGCCAGCATTAGACACTGCTATGGTCTGCGGTGAGAAGCGAGCATTCGTAGTGTTGGTCAACGCCGACCAGGACTCCCAATCGCGCTGCTGGCGAAGCTCATCAAAAGCAAGATCAGTAACCGACAACCCACGGCCACCATCGTCCGAAGCCGCCTCGCACTTATAGCGGGCACCATTCGTCAGCTCCAAGAACTTATTGCCGTTCACATTGGACTTGCGCTCAATGTACCGGCGTGCACCCGAACGCTGCATCGCCTTTACCGTCAAATCCAAGATCTCCTCAGCCGCACCCAACTTGTGAGCAGCGCCAAGGATCAGCGCCGGCTCATCTTCCGGGCCCTCCCACATCAGCATCCGCCACAGAAGGCGAGTAGACATGATGAACGACTTCCCGTTCTGGCGAGCGACCAACAGAAGAACAGTCTTGAACCGCAACTTCGGGAACGTGTCACTCGAAAATGAACCCAACGCCAACTCAAGCGAATGAATCAAAAACCACTCTTGCCAAGGATGCAAATGGCGGCCAGCAATCTTAGCGGCCTCAATAGCCTCGAAACCAAGTGAAGTCTCAGGAGTAAGCTCACGTAACGGCTTAGTCCACAAACGCGGAACAGTACTACCCAGCCGCCCGCTTCTTGGCTTCACGCTTGCGCTTGAGTTCATCAACAGGGTCAACCTCCACAGCCTTATCGCCGGTCAGCGCCCGACGCGAGCCAGGAGTCAAGCCCAGCGCCTCGCAATAACGCAAGAACGTAGGCAAGGAAGTGTTGTCATTAGCCGGAACCTTAGGTCGAGACTCAGTTTCAGAAGCATCCTCAAGAGCCCAATCAACGATCTGATCCCACGCATCAATCTTTCGAGCCAACGCCAACCCAGCAGAAACAGCCGCAGCATCCGCGCCCTCAGAATCAATATGCTTCGCAGCGGCAACCGCAGCAAGGAAACTCTCGGAAACATTCACAAGAACCTCCTGCTACATTGTTTGGTACAATCACGCACGCGACCCCGGATCAAAATGGCGGGGGGAGAGAACAGGGGCACCCGGGATCTGTCCGTCGGAAATACTTGGTAGTGGCGTTTGGGCCCCTACCCTTTGAGCCAGTTGCGTTTGAGTGTTCCGAGTCCGCCGACCTGCATTTTGTTTGACCGTTTGTTGTTGCATCGGCGGTGACTTGCTCGGAAGTTTGCGGGGTCTTCGGCGTGTTCGGGGTGCGTGGAGCGCGGGTATAGGTGGTCTAGTTCGAAGGCTTCGTCGTCTGGCCATGGGATGGTGTAGTCGATGGGCATGGAGCATAGCCAGCATTGCGCTTGCTTGTCGCTGCATGCGTCAAGGAAGGCTTTGCGTAGTTGGCGGTATCGTCTGCTTGTTTGTCCGTCGCCTGCCATACGCTCACCACCACCTCTTGTTGTCACCCACGCTGGTTGTCCGGTGCCAGCGTGGGCAACGTTGCGCCGGTCTAGTAGCCGTCGCGCTACCCTTTGCAGGTTGTGACGGTAACTCGCCTGACTCGCATCTATGGTTGGCTCAGGGTTACCGTCAGGAATGATCGGGCAGGTGTCGCTCGATTACCTTGAAGATCAAGCGCTAGTCGCTTGGCCGGTAATGTCGTGGCGATCCTTCACTCATTGGAGTGTTGACCCGTCGTGCGCTACCCGGTCACGAACCGGCGAGGACATACCTAGTAGCGCTTGCCCACGCACAGTTTGGGGTCTGTGGTCTGAGCAATTGGCGGTGTTGTTCTGGCAGAAACCGCAGTCTGCCCTCATGCCGTTTGGGCATAAAAAATGAGCCCCAACCTTTTGGTTGAAGCTTCTCGCTTTGGATACACGTATCCGCAGTTGACTCAAGATTAACAGTCATCTGGCGCTAGTGCAACCAGCAACCATCCCATTTCCTTTTGTCCTTTCCATGTGGCGGTGCATCCTTTGCATTCGACTGACCATTCGCTTGGTGGGAGCAGTGTGTCATTGTCTAGCCAACAGTCTGCGTAGAGGCATGTTTCGCGCTCTGTGCCGAATACTTTTTGTTGGCATGATGGGCAGGTTATGCCATCTAGCCGGCGTAGTTTCTTTGGCCTGAGCATGGTTTCGATTTCTTGTTTCGCCCATTCGAGCTTTTCGGTGAACCATAGTTCCCAGTCTGCTTCGTGAGGGTTCTTGCCGATCAGTTCAACGCATGTCTCAAGTGTTGGCGGGCTTTGTCCGAAGCGGTCGGAGTATCCGGGCTTGATGGTCTCGTCAATCTTTTTCAGTAGCTCTAGTGCTGTGGCGTTTACTAGGATGCGTTGCTTGCTGGTAGATCCTCCTGCGCCTGTGTCTGATGATCCACTAACTGCATCCCGCAGTTCAGACAGTAGCGACGGAACTTTACCGATGCGCCCACCGATTGACTTGAGGTGCGGTTCGGTTAGCTCTTGCGCGAGTGAACGTAGGGTCACGGCTTCTCCTTCAACGCTCGTTCAAAGGCTTCGAGTTCTAGCTCTGTCCTTCGCTTGACTTCTCGCTTCTGTTGCTCAATTTCTCGGCGCACCTGTTCGAGCATTTCTTCTTCCTCAACACTCTTGTCATAGGTGTTGGATGCTCTGATGTAGGCAGCTCCCACAGGCCAGATAAGACCTAGAAGCACGCTGGTTGCGAGTACGAATGATCGATCCCTGTAGGCTTGTCGCTCATCCATTGCCGCGAGTCGCACCACGGCTAGCTTTGGCGTGACCATTAGCCATCCGATGCCGAGATAGCCGATGATGCTTACCCAAACGATTAGCGCGGTCATCACTTCCCCTCCTGGATGGTGATTGGGGTGTTGGGGTTGACGAGGATTTGTTCGAAGTCGGCGAAGAGTATGGCAACTTGTTCCCCGTCGTGCTCTACGTTGATGACCTTGGATTCCTGACCGTTGAAGATCAGCGTCTTCCCAACGTGCAGTCCTGAGAGTTCTTTGGCGGTGATGTTCACTTGGTTCCTCCTAGTGCCTTTGGCGGGTAGTCGCCTAGTAGCTTGTGTTCCCATGGGCGTTTAGGGTCGAGCCCTTGTGCGCGCTTCAGGTGGTCGATAGTTTCTGGTTGGCTCATCGTGTATTCGGCCAGTTCGAGGATTCGTTTTTCGCTGAGTTCGCTTACGTACATTGCCCGCCAGACGAGTTTTTGCGAGCCGATGATTTTCTTTTTGCGCAGTTGCAGTTCGTACCAGCGAATTGATGAGTTGTATCGGACGCTCCAAAACAGTCCTTCTGGGAGTTCGGGAAGCCCGGCTTTTGGGTCGATGTTCATGGTTTCTTCCTTGTTTTCGTGGTTACAACGTTTTAGTTGTGTGCGTGTGGGAGTGTTCTGCTTGGCTGGTTGCGCCTTCTGGTTGCGGCTCGTTGTATTCGCCGCTACCAGTCCAGAACCTTGTGATGAGCACGATCCCGCAGACTATGTTCACTAGCAGGTTGAGCGCTACGAGGGCGATTAGTAGGGTCATTTTGCGTCTACCTCTCGGATGATGTGGTGGTACATGGCCTTGACGTGGCGTGCGTCTTGGAGGGCATCGTGAGCGCCTTTCTCCTGCGTTGGTAGTCGGGTGATGCCTGTCCATGCTGATAGCGCTCGCACGTCGTTGGTGTACTGCGGGATGGGTGCTGGTACGTCGATCATTCGCCCCCAGAGTTGCGACAGCACGAGGTGGTCATAGGATGCGAACCATGCCCATAGGTCCGGTGGAGTACCGCTAGCCGTAAGGAATGCGTACACCTCGTCACGAATCTGCGTCTTGGGCTTCCAGAACTGTTCGTCTGGTAGTTGCTTGATGACGTTTTCGCGCAACCAAGGCTGAGTGTCGTTGATCCATTCGAAGGGTGCTTCTGCGTTGACGCTGTAGTGCATGCGGCCGTCTTCGGCAACGATGCCGATGCTGATCAGTTCGACCGAGTGCCCGTCGTCGTAGAACTCGGTGTCATAGAAATACTTCATCTCGCTGGTATCCCGTCTTTGATTTGGTTGGTGTCGCGGTCGTAGTAGGTGTTTGCTAGCACCCTTTCCGCGTGCTGGCAGTCGTCTAGTACGTCGCGGACTCGCACGCATTCGGCGTATGCGAGTTCGGGGTTGTCAGGATTCCCGGCCTGCATGATGAGCATCTGTCCGAGCATGAGCGCATACGTTCCAAGCGGTGACTCTTCAATGCGGTAGGTCATTTCCGTTCTCTCCTTTTGCGTCGTTGCAGTCGTGCGGTGTGGGCGGTTTGGGCGTAGTAGGCGTCAGGACTGGCACCCATTCCGGCTCGCTCCCAGTTGGCATGCAGTCGGCCTTCCATGCGGATCGACCTCTCAATCGCTACCCGGTACGTGCGGCGGGTGAAGGTCATTTGGTGGGCTCGGTTTTCCAGCTGACATGAACACGTGTATGCCCGGCGTCCTTCCCTACTGCGAACCTTCCATCTACGCGAATGGTGGCGTTTTCAGGTGCGCCCTGATCTTCGAGAAGTTGGATCATCGCCTTGAGATCCTTAATGCTTGCCTTGTCACGATGCAGGGTTAGCATGTGGTCTACTGCTAATCGCTTTTTATCTAGGGTTAGTTGCTCTTGGCGTTCACTGGTGATAATCAGCGCTTCGCCGAGGTCTTGAATGTTTTCCATAGTGTTGCCTTTCGTTGCATAAAAAGAGCGCCACGATTGAGGCGCTCAGGTGGTGCGGTTACTTGTTGTCGTGTGCTTTGGCTAGATGGTCACTCGGTTGACTCGACACTGGATCAGTGGAATGTAGTCGGTTTCGCGTTCGATGCCGATTACGTTGTATCCCTCGATTAGTGCGGCTTCGATGGTGGTTCCTGATCCTGCGAATGGGTCGAGTATGGTTCCGCCTGCGGGGGTTACCAGCTTGGCCAGATACCGCATGAGGGCTAGTGGCTTCACGGTTGGATGGGCCACGCCGTCCACGTTCGGACGCTCCGACTTCGGCGCCTTTGCCACGTAGAAGAATCGGCTGGCCCCGCCGGAGTCTGTCCGGTGAGCTTCTAGCCCCTCCTGTCCCTTGAACTTCCCATGCGATGTCCTAGACTTGTCGGCTCCTCTGGATTTGGAGAACGCCCCCGCGCTAAGGGTCCCACTCTGCTCGTCCAGCAGTTCGGCGGTGTGCTCGTCGAGGATGACGTTCGCAGGCCAGCGACCAGCGGTGCTCGCGGCGGTCGTTTCGCGGTGCCTTTCGACGGTCTCACCCATGATCCCGGCACGCTTTCCGTGGGGGCCGGTTGACGGCTTCCCGGCCGGCTCGTCGTGAGCCACCCGGCAAGCGTCCACGTTGATTGCTCCGGTTCCATGCTCTAGTACGTTGCCCGCCACGGTCCCCGTGAACGGCTTCCGAGCCATGACCGCCGGTTCATAGGCGGGCTTCAGCGCGGTTCCCCAGCCCTCCCACTGCTGGGCTTCGGAGGTGCTCTCGCCCTCGCGGGTGAGTTTGTTCTTGGTTACGTTGTAACCACCTCGCCCGTCATCGCGCATGAAGCCGACGCCGGAGGCGGGGCTGGCGGAGAACTTGACTCCGGCCATCTTGTCAATCGCCTTGGAAATATCATGCGACTTCGGGAATCCGGAGCCGTAGAGCCAGAGCACGCCGTCGCGGATTTCGAACCCTGCATCCTCGATAGCAACAGCGAGCCGATGCCATGTTCGGGTTCCGCCAAATGCGAGGATGTGTCCACCGGGTTTTAGGACTCGAAAGCATTCCCGCGCCCATTCCTCGCCAGGTGGCAGCGCGTCCCACTTCTTTCCCATGAAGCCCAGCCCGTATGGCGGGTCGGTCACGATCGAGTCCACGCTGCCTTCTGGCATGGTTCGCATGGTTTCGATGCAATCCCCGTGATGCAGCGTCACGTAATCATCTTGGTAGTACGGTTTCATTGTTATTTCGCCTCGCGTGCTTTGGCGAGTCGTTCGGCGGCTGCTTGGCGTTGTTCGTCGCTCATGTTGACTTGGCGTTTGAATCCGGTGAGCGGGTCGAAGTTTTTTTCGTGGACCCGGTATTGCGCCCATTCGTTTTCGTTGGTGATGAGTTCGGCGCGTCCGGCTTCTACTTCGCGATTCAACCGGCTGATGTGTTTCTGCCGGTTTGATCCGATGTAGTAGCACCGGTCTGCTTGGATTCCGGTGACGGTGGTTTCTGATTCTTCGAAGCTGGCCATTTCGTTGGCTCCTTTGGTGTTTGGTGACTGTCATGGTCACGAGAGTTTGGGTAAGTGGTGTTTTGCGAGTACTTGGCTGCGCGTCGCTCTACGGGGCGCAGGAGGCTAACCAGCGGGTGCTAGCCGTTCGAACGTGAACACGATTGCAGGATCACCCTTACCGCCGTACCTGTGATCCGGTCCGTGAACATGATCGAAACTGTCATCAACCAGCAAACCGGCCTCCACGAAACCATCGACCACACTTTTGGTCGTATCAGCAAGGTTGTTCGGGTCAAAACGTCCCCGGCGTGGTTTCCAAATGTGCGCCACAATCCTGACCGGCGTTGGCATAGCGCTCATGCCGCGAGCTGCCACGAAGCCAGCCAGCCGCCACTGCTTCACCAGGTTCGCCTTCGCCATATGGTGGTAACGCTTATTCGAATTAATGAAGTCACACGGCGCAGGAATGCGGATCTCGATCATGTTTCTCCTTGCAGTGTTTGGTTATTCCGTCGAGTTGCCGGCGGACTAGCTCTCGTTGCTCCCTGCGGTGGGCAGTGAGACTGTCCTGGCACTTGTTGCATAGTCCGTCGCGGGTTAGGCACTTCCAGCACTTGCCACGCCACGGATCGTTACGCCGCACAAGCCACCCGTCGTAGAGTGGGCGGCAAGTTTCGCAGAGATTCAAAACAATCTCCCTAGTTCTTCCGCGGCTGGCTCTACGTCGGCCCAGTCTGATTCGGTCCATGAGTAATGCGATTCGTCGTTTGGTCGGTCTGGGTTTGCGAGCCAGTAGCGCGTTATTCCTTGCTGCCCGCCATAGTTTTCGGTTACGCCGCGAACGAGCATGATCTTCGCCGGCTTGTAGATCCGGCTTTTCGGTTGCGCGTCCATCGGCTGGTAGATCGTATGGCGCACAAGATCACCAACTGCCGGCAGATACGTCATTGCTCGCCGCCAACAGAAAAGCCACCGTCTTGGACAGTGGCTTGGTAGTTTCGGCATGTGGCTTCGAGTTCGATCAGGTACTCGGCCATCACTTCTCCGAGTCGCATGGGCTCGGCTAACTTTTCTCTCATTGGTTCAACCCCGGATCATGTGCGTTCGAATAATGGCCTTGGAATATGAGCTGCAGCGAGCCGGTTCGTCCTCGTCGGTTCTTGGCTACAGCGATTTTCATGTCTACGCTGGCTTCTCCGTACGGTTCGCGGTGCAGAAGAAGCACAACGTCCGCGTCTTGCTCGATTGAGCCTGATTCGCGCAGGTCTGACATTTGCGGGAGCGCGTCGGTTCGGTTGGTACTGTTTCGATTGAGCTGCGACAGGACAACCACCGGGACCGAGTACTCCATTGCGAGGATCTTTAGCTCACGCGACATGTCCGAAACGAACTCATGGCGCGGTCGGCGATCATTGTTCGGCTGCGACATGAGCTGCAGGTAATCAACGACAATGCCGGCTAACGGCTTGCGTCGGTGCGTGGATCTGATGAACCGCTTGATCTCAGTGATGGTTGACGCGGGTCGATCAAGCACTGCGAGCGGTCGAGTGGTTTGCGCTTGAGTCCATGACGCGATCTTTTGCCAGTCGGCAGGCTGCAGGCTTCGTTCCATGAAACGGTTCATCGGTATTTTGAGTTCGTTCGCCATGATGCGCAGGTTCAAATCGTTGCGACTCATCTCCAAGCTGATAAACGCCACAGATCCTTGAGTGAGCATCGCTTGAGCAAGCTGCACGGCTATTACTGACTTGCCCACTGCAGGCCTAGCTCCTACGACGTACACGGCTCCCGGCTGCAGTCCGTTGATGAGGTCGTTCAGTTGCGGCCATGCGGTCGGTATGGCGCGCACTTCTGATTCGAGCAGGTCAATGGTTTCTTCAAGCGTCTCAGCAAGGAAAGTGACTGGCGCTGAGGCTTCTTTCGCTGCAGCATCATCGAGTGTTTTGCGCGCTTCCTCCACGACTTCCGGTGAGCCGCCATTACTTTCGGCTAGTTCGTGAATTTTCCTTCCTGCCTGCATTAGCCGGCGTGCGATGGCTGCTTGGGTGACGATGTTCGCGTAGTGTCCGACGTTCGCTGCAGTGGGCGTAGTCTCCATCGCTTTCGGCAACAGTGCAGGATCAACCCGTTCGCCTGCAGCTTTCAAGTACCCGCCAACGGTCACCATGTCCACAGGTTGCCCGGCAGTTTTCATTGCGGCCATTGCGCGGTGAATCTTCTCGTGGAGCGGTTGCACGTAGTCTGCAGGATCAAACTCAAGATCATCGAGCACTGATCCGCGTGAGAGTAGAACGGCTCCGAGGATGGATAGTTCAGCGTTGTCGAGGTCGGACACTAGGGGCTCCTTTCGGGTATAAGAAAACCGCTAGGGGCTATCCCCATGCGGTTGCTTGTTTCGGTTGTGCTTTGGTGAGCCACATTGTGAAGGCTGCATTCCAGTTGGCTGCTCGTCGGTCGTGCGCTTCGGCATGGAGTTTGAACGCTTCGGCTACTTCGGTGACGTTCAAGTTTTTCTCTCTTGCGCGCCGCTCGTGTTCTGCAGTTGGTGACCAGTTTGCTGGTATTGCTATCGATGGTTTTTTCCTTGTCTTCTTTTCCTCCTCTGCAGGTGACTCAGAATCGAAGCCGACAAAAGAAGTATTAGTAGTAGTAGCTGTAGTAGTAGAAGTAGGCAAGGCTACGGCTTGGTCGCCGCTTTGGGTTGCTGGCGACCCCGTAGGCAGGGGTAAAGCTTGGGCGCCGCTTAGGGTAAATGCGTTTATGTCCTGCCCTTCGTTCTTCAAAATGGAAACGACCTTCGGTGACTTCCAGGCCGCCCACTCAGGATGTTCCACAACTAGCCTGTGCAACTCGTAGGCGATAATGTCTTGGATTTTCTTGGACGATATCGTGGCGTAGGCGTTTGCCATCGAAACGGAAAGCTTCGGCTGCTTGAGGATGCCGTCATGGCGAAGGTAGGACCGTATAACTACTTCTTCGGACTCTTCGTCAACGAAGATAAATCGTGCCTTTTGTAATACTTCTGCGTCGCGGCTAATGCTTTCCCTCGTGGTGTCCGGCGAGAACATGGACAGTCGCGCCGGCCGCCAGTCCACAACTCCCGCGTAAGTGATCGACGGGTGAGATAGCAGGAGCAGGTATAGGTATTTTGCGGACTGTGGCAGTTCCCTCCAATCTCGATCTCCCCACAGGCTAGTTCCAATATTCGCTTGCTCTCGTGCCACTTTTACCAGCTCAACTTTCCATAGTGATTTGTCGTAGTTTTCAGAGCCCCTGCCAGCGGTCCGACAAATTCGAGCAGTCGAGGATCTGATATTCCGTTGTGCGAGGGCGACTCTTGCGTGATCGCCCTCTGCTCTAAGATGTGCGCCGTTCGGCGGTCTTCATAGAGTTCGAATACAACCGTGCGTGTTATCGAAACCCAGCGCCTGCCCACGGTGCTTTTATAGTGTTGCCTCATGCGCAATTTGGGGTCTACGGTGATTCCGATATAGAGCAGATCGCCGCCATCCGTGTAGGCCCTGTAGAGCCATGCCGGTCGGTCGTCAAGTTTTGGTTGGCAGGTGCACTTGCAGGTGCATCCCGTTGTTCCAAGTGCCAAGGTTTTTACCTCCTTATTAGTTGCTGGATGTGCCCGGTGATGACTTGCTCTTGGTTGTCTAGGTGGTCTTCTAGGACGGCTTTGTACCCTTCGTCTTCTGGGCGGTAGTCGTCTTGGGTTTCGTCGTCCCAGAGTGACCTTGTGTGGGTTTGTGCCCGCCAGTTGATGAGTCCGAGGATGTTCATGCATGACACGTCTGATGGGCGTTGCTTGGCGAGGTTCCAAACACGGGCTTGCAGGTTGAGGAACTCGGGCTTGAAGTCGTCATTACCGTGCTCGCGGAAGTAATCAGTGAATAGGTTTTCAATGAAAGTCACGCGGTCCTTGTAGGACAGTTCGCGACTCGTTGGCATGGTCATTTGAGCTCACCTGCCAATGCGATGTAGCCGGCTACGTCCACGAGAGAGTCTTCGTGTCCGGGGGTGTTTGCTAGTCGGCTCATTTTCAACTGCACGAGCGCGTAGGCTACGTCTTCGGCGGTGAGTGGTTCGGATAGTTTCTTGCCGAGTTGCGCGTTCCAGAGTGCTGCGATGCGTCCGAAGTTTTCTTTGGGGTGTCCGTAAGCGTCTGCCCGGTCGCCGTTGATCAGACTCTCGGCGGTGGATAGGATACGGGCACGCTCATTCTCGGCTTCCACTTCGGTGTGAACCTCAGTGTCAGGGGCAGGGGTTGGTGCGTGGCAAAGGTCGACTGGTTGATACCATCCGGAATTACCATTGCTAAAATCGACGCGGTACGGAAAGGCCTTACCTTCTATGAGGCCAATTGTTCCGATAAGTTCGCCGTGAATAATTTTTACTCGGCTGCCCAATTCAAACGGTTTATCAAATTTCATTACCACTGGTACTTCTCCTAGTCCTAGAATTTCTGAGTTTTTGAACATGCGTGCCCCGGCTTTGAATGTGAAGTCGCCTTGCCGGTTTGGGATGCCACTGTCAGTAATTTTCACGGTGATTTCCGTGCCGTCATGGTCGTGGATGCGCACATAATCGCCGGTCTGGTATTGCTGACTCATTTCTTTCTCGCTTTCATGACGTTGCCTACCGCTTGATTCGCGGTGTGGTCGGCGTGGGTTAGCCGTATCGGTGTTCGGATTGCGTTTAGGTGCTTCACGAGATGGCATACGCAACGCTTGTTCCGGCACATAAAGTAAGGCGCTGCACCCGCGCAACATTTGTCGCACTCCGGCTTATCGAGGGTCACTGGTTAGCCTCGGCTTTTTTGCGTGCCCGGTATGCACGGTTTTCTTCATTGACCGCATCGGCGCATGGGTCGCAAACGGGCTCACCGTATTTCTTGTGCTGCCGATAACCAGTCATCGATCCGTGCTCACGATCAGCCACCACCGTGACTCGCCTACGCCTCGGCACTGGAGGTTCTAGGCTGACAACCGGCTTGCCACGGTTCATCCAGTCCTTGCACACTCGGCAGTCTTCGCCGTCTGCTATGTGCTCCTTGATGCCCCTATCGGTCGCGCAGTACATGTACCCGCTCATTTGTAAGTCCTTTTGGTTATGGTTTCGGGGCTGGCATCGTGTGGACGCCAGCCCCGAAAAGTGGGATGAAAAAAGCCAGCGCGTCATGCACTGGCTGGGAGAGTTACTTCTTCAAAACTCTCGGAATGACTCCCGGATTTCCGAAGATGCATCGTGCCGCGTATACGGCTAGGACGAGCTGCCAGTAAGTTAGCCCAAGCTCTGGGAACCATGCGGCGGCGAACCACCAGATAATGAGGGTTCGGAATGCTAGCAGGAAGAGCATCATGAACACTTTCCCGAACCATCCCGCACTATCTAGCGCTGGTGAGACGATCTCTGCTTTGATGTACGACTCTGACATTTGATTACCCTTTCTAGGCATAAAGAAAGCACCAGTTATAAGAAACTGATGCTTGGAGATAAGTTGGGGATAACTACTCGCCTAAGAGGTCGCGACGACGCTTCCCCGGCTTGTTCGTTGGGGTGATGATCGTCAGCACCCATAGCCCTAAGTAAAAGTGAGTTCTACGTTCGGACCATTCGCCCCAGTGGGACCATGAAGCTCCGAAAAGTATGTTGTCGATGCCTCGCTTGCCCCACTCGGTTCTTCCGGCGTTCCAATTGATTTCGACCTTCATGCGGGGATTATCTGCGGGATTCATAACTTCTCCTTAGAAGGCTGGTTTGTCGTTCGGCTCGCCCCAGCCACCTTGCGGGTTAGCGTTCGACTGCCACGGATCGTTACCCTGATTCGGCGCGTTCCAACCCTGCGACGGCTGCGGGTTCTGCTGTGGTGCGGACTGCTGTGGTGGCTGGGACTGAGTGCCACCTCCACCATTGCCACCGGAACGATTCGTGCGCGTCACCTTGGCAGAAGCGAACCGGAGAGAAGGGCCGATCTCGTCAACCTCCAACTCCATGACAGTTCGATCCTCACCCTCCTTGGTGGTGTACTTGCGCTGATGCAACCGACCCTGAGCAATAACCCGCATCCCCTTAGTCAGCGTCTCCGCAGCGTTCTCCGAAGTTTCGCGCCACACTGAACACCGGAGAAATAGCGCTTCCCCGTCTTTCCATTCGTTGCTCTGCCGGTCAAACGTGCGCGGGGTGGAAGCGATGGTGAAGTTTGCGACCGCTGATCCGCTTGGCGTGAACCTGAGCTCTGGATCTGCCGTCAAATTCCCGATTACCGTAATTACTGTTTCGCCTGCCATTTACTTGCTTTCCTTTCGGTGGTCGCCGTATATTGCGGCGATTGAGTCACTGAGAACCTTGGCTAGGTGCGCTGATTTCACTTCAATCTCCTCGGGCATACCGTTATTCGGGCCTCGCAACTCTGCCGTCTTCGTGTATTTCAAGCCCGGATCAAGCTCGATCTGAATGGTGATCTTGTCCGCCATGTTTATTTACCTTCTTCGTTTTCGTTTTCGCGTACTGCTGCGAGGATCTTTTGCGCGTCCTCAGCGCTGATTTTGTTCGGGTGATCCCACTGTTGGCCGATGACCTGACCGGCAGTGGCGAGCATTGCCTGTGGGTCGCCCGTATAACCGGCCTCGGTGAGCGCGTTACTGATCGCCTGCCACTGCGCACGCCACGGCTCAGTCACCGGCTCGGATAGCACGTCTACGTGGTGTGGGACTGTTTTCTTCTGCGAAACACGCTTAGGCACAGTGAAAGCCTTCTCAATATGCGAAAGGGCGATAATCTCCACACCACCCACAGCTTGACCCGCGTAAACAACCTCAGGATTATTGACCAGCTTCACTAGTCGACCAATCCAATCGTTAGTCTCCGTGCCCCATGCCTTAGCGATAATCCGGCGCATACCCAGCGACGGAATCCAAGGTCGACCATTCATCCCCACAAGGTCAATGATGACCGGTTTGGTGCCGTCTCCCTGGCGAACGTTTTCGATGGTGGCGACGATTGGTGCGCCACTCAAGTCCGCGGCATTCAGCCTGTCGGATTTTGCTAAGAGAGTCTTTGAAATATCCATTAGAACGTGAACTCCGTATCTGCGTAGTGGTCGATCCATACTGTTTCGGGTGCGCCTGCGATTGAGTGCAAGTACCAGCTGATGGCGTTTCCTGCGTGTGCCTCGAAAGCGCTAACTGCTTCGAGGATCACGCGGTGCCATTCGGGATCCGGGTAGACGCGTTTCACGAACAACGGCATGCCACCGCTGTAGCTCACGTAGTCGATCCATTTGCGCCCGGTGACCAGCAACCCCATTTGTAGTTGCGCGACGTTTCCGCTCGGGATTGTTCGAGTCAAGAATTGGCGTAGCTGAGTTTTCTGGTCGCGGGATTTGATTTCAATTAGGCCGTCATCGCCAACCAGTCCGTCGGGTGAATAACCTAATTTGAATCCGTGGTCATCGTTGACGATGAAGCCGACCTCAGTAACTGGCGCATGATTGTCTGCATACACGGCTCGTGCGTAAGGTTCGTCGTCCACGCCTCGCTGCATTGCCCGGTTCATCGGCATAAATTCCACGCGCCCGGTGATCCGCTCGGCTATGAGCGTGTTCATGAGCGTGTGTGCCATGTCGCCGTTGGACACTGTAAGGGTTTGAGTGTTCTTCGCACGAGCCAATTCGGACCGGGTTGGGTGCATCGTTTTGATGCGCTTCTGCTCCCCGGCCTTAGTCGCTTTGCCCCAGCATGGCGTATCGGCCTCGGCTTGGCACTCTGGGCACTCGTAAGCTACTGCTCCTAGCGTTTCCTTGGTGACCAGTGCGCCCACGGTAGACGCTGTAACAAGGCCGCAACGGGCTTGGAGCCACTCATCGGTGCCTTGCTCTAACTTGTCATAGATCGTTGTCGCCACAGTCGGCCTCCTCGGGCATAAGAAAAGCCGAATCGTCTGATTTGGCTTGGTCGGTGATCGGGGTGCAACAACCGCAGTTCTGGTCGCACGCTTGGCTATAGGGGTGCGTGCTCACAACCCGCATCCTTTGCTGGTGTCTTGGTGTGTGGCGAGTCGGTCTAACGCGAGCGCCATGAACGCGGCCTCGAACTGTTCACCGCACGCAACGCACTTGGTGGTTACAGTCGGCGCACCATGCATCGCCGCGTCGTGCTTCTCATTAGCGCCCATTGGGTTCGTCTCCTAGTAGTTGCTTGGCCTCGGTGTGCGGGCATTGCTCGCCGGGTTTCAGGTCGAGGTAGCCGTGTTCTTGGCATCCTCCGTGGTGGTCGAACCAACACGCGCCGGGGTCTGTCATGTCGCGCACAAGCTGACGCAACTGCGCCTCCCGTTCCCGCATGTGCTTTTCCAGCACCTCGGATAGGTGGGCGCGGTATTCGGCGTTAGGTCGCCACGTACTGTCACAAGCGCAAACCGTGTCATCAGGTGCATTCGCAAGCGGACGGTGGGCTGTCAGGATTTCTTGAATGGTCATGGCTTCACCTCCGGGCGGTACAGCACACGGGCGGGGAGGGTGATCTTTCCGGTCGTGTAAATGTGCTCCGCGTTGGCTATTGCCCACTCTGAGCCGACGATTGAGGACTTCTCCACCATTTGCAAGACGCATGGATCGCCGTCGAGAATCACCGAACCAGCCGGCAACTTGTCGAGTTCTTCCACGCTGTTCACTACCGGCTGGGCGACGGCGAGGTAAGCGGACACGGCGGCGCGAGCTACAGCTACGTGCATTTCCTCGGTAGGCAAATTGCCATAGACGGTGCCCATCGTCGCCTTAGCTGCCGTTTCGAGCGCGTCCGGGTTTAGCGGGGTGTTAGGCATTGTTTTCTCCTAGTCCGAGGCGGGCGCGAATGTCAGCCCAGACGGTTTCGTATTCGATCCCGCCACCGAACGTTTCGACGTACGCAATCAAGTTCGCTGTCCGTTGCTCGTAAGCGAGGGCGAGGGTGGCGTTTGCCCTCGTGCCTCCGGGGTTTCGCGGATCGTCCTGCGCAAATTCTTCATACGGGTTGCCGGGTAGGTTGCTCATTTGTTTTCCTCTCCCATCTCGATTGCTTCGGCGATCATTCTTAGGTCTTTTGCAATGTCAGCGTCATGTGGGTGCACGTCGCTTTGGGTGTCAATGTCGATTGCGAGGGTTCCCCAAACCCGGTCCACGCCGATAACAATGGTCGTGTTGCTGGCACGTAGGGTGGCTGCCACGACGCACGCACTCCCCGAGTCGTGGCGGTTTACGGTTACGCCAGCATGAGTTGCAGGTTGTGGTTTCATTTGTTTTCCTCTTTCGTAGTAGTGCGCGCCATGCGGTCGGCGTAGGCGATAGCTTCGGCCCACGTGTCGAATTCTTCTGCCGGGTGAGCCCCATGCCAGACGTGGGAATAATGCTTACCCGCAGTGACCTCGTACCGGCCACTGCACGTCCTAACATCAATCCGCTCCGTCCGATCCACCCCGTCTGACCATGTGCCGTCGATAAGGCGATAAGGGCCAGTGCGTTCGTGGTCGTATTCGCAGGTCTGGCAGTCCTCCGGGCAGTCCGTGTGGTCGATGTGCACGCAGCGTACGCACGCGCTGCACGGCGGGCTTGCGTGGCACCGGCAGTCATGACACTCAGCCACGTTCCTCACCTGCCATCCCTGCGTCGGCCAGCTTGCGAGTTTCGCAGGGGTATGCGGTGTGGCAGTTAGCGCAGATCGTGTACTTGATCCAGTTGCGTGGTTCGGCATAGTCAACGTCGTAAGATTCGGGGCGCTCGCCACGCTTCGGCTTGTGCAGTTCTTGTATCTGCTCCAACGCGGTGCGCATGACCGGGATTATGGGTTTCATGACTGCTCACCGTCCAGTGCTTGTTTGATCATCTTGAGGTGGGTTGGGGTCAACTGGTTGACAATCGCCTCGGCCTGTTCGAGGCGGGTGATTAGGGCGAGGACGGTTGGCGGGTCGAACGTGGCGATGTGGATTGCGTCTGCCCAGTGCGGGATCTTCTCGTCATCCGCGAATTTGGTTGATGACTTCAAGGAACGCCACGCAACCTTATTGGCGATTGCAATATGGGATTCCCCGACAGATGGATTCCAGTGCACCCACTCGCCCGGTGTTGCTTCTTCTGCGATCTTGCGCAGGTTGGTTAGGTTTTTCACGCCGCGCTCCTTTCAATTAGTGCCCAGATCATGAATGCTACGAAACACAGTCCGGCGAGGATGAAGTCAAACTTTAGGTAGTCCATGCGCCGACCAAGCCGATCAGTGTTGAGCCGAACAAGAGGGTTACGAGGGCGATTGCTTCGATCCAGTAACCGGTGGGGAGGTTGTCAGCGTCAGAATGGCAAGTCATTGATTCCCGCCTTGATAGCAACAACCTCAGACTGTGTGCGGATCAGATCAGCTTTCGACTGCAACCGGTCAGCACGCACATTCATCGCCTGAATCTTCCGACGCGCATTAGCCTCAGCAACGGGCACGAACTCGCTGACTTCGGCCTCCATGATGGTCACCGTCGCGCCCCAACGCTCGGCACGCTTAGCACGCTCACGAGCTGCCGAACGAGACTTGAACATGCCACCCATGTTCGGCCAAACAAACTTGTAATCATCCTCGATAAGGTCAACAGCCCACTGAGTTCCACTGTTTGCGCGATCATCCAAGAAGAACGCCCAACCACTCGGCTTCCAGTCTGGATTCTGGATCAAGGTTTCCGCGTAATCCCACGTCGAGTAACCCCACTCTTCTGGCGAATCATCAATAGCACTAAGCTCCGGGAAATGCTTCCAAAAGTTGACTTTCGCTTCGGATGGAATGTCAGTGATAACAGCTTTGTAGAGACGCATTAGGAGGCCTTCTTGTCGTTGTAACGGGTTTCGAGGAACGGGATAGCCTTGTGCAACGAGCCATACTCATCAACAAACTTGGCCACGTGACGCTGAATCGCCTCAGCGCCAGGAATCGTAATCTTCAACGTGTGCATCAGCTCGCCACCGAACCGCGGCACATCAGCGTTTTGCACCCGGTCAAAATACGGCTTCTTATGCGAGAACTCTGAATACCGGTTGCGGTACTCTTTCTTCTGCTTCGAATCAGACCAGCGACTACGAGACTCGGAATAGATCCACTCGGTGAAGATCAAGCATTCGCGTAGGTCCTGCTCGCCTACTTTGAGGACGCTTGCCACAGATCGGAAGCTGAGCTTGTCATCGTCTGAGCAGTACGTGTCCCAGAAGTTCACCTTTGGCGCGTCGGCCTCAATCTTGGAACTCAGTGCCAGCTTCTCGCTTTCCGACTCAAGCACCATGCGTGCAAGGTCGGATCGGGTCAGCTCGGCGGGGCGAGGCGCGCTACTGAGTTGCTGAGCCATCTTGAAGAAAGCCTCGACAAGGTTCGCCTTGAACTCTGCAACCTGATCGGTATTGCGCATGAAGGTCATGAGCAAAGTTGACTGAGGCTCATTCAGTAGGGCGACGCGAACCTGCGAGTTGTTATAACCAGCTCGCGTTTCAAACGCGACCTGTCCGAAGCGCTCCAGCTTCGCCGTGTGCGTCGAGATGCTTTCGAGAACATTCTTATGTTGAACGCCAGCACCCTCGGCGATCTGCTCGGAACTTACAACAAGCCCGAATCCGTTGTGCTCGATGGTTGGTACAATAGGATTATTCATTTTGTTTCTCCTTGAAACGACGAAACCCGCTAGTGACTGCTAGCGGGTTTTACTTTTGGGGTTGGGTTCTTCTAGTCATCGTCTACCCCGTAAAGTTCGGCGTAGGCTTGCTGGGCTGGGGTTGGAAGTGCTTGGAGATAGGCTGATACGGCGATGCGAACAACAGCAGTGTGCATTTCCTCGTCCGGCAGGTCGCTGTAGACAGTAGACATGACAGCTTGGGATGCCAAAAGAAGCGCATCGGGGTTTAGTGCGGGTTGGTTAGGCATTGGGGATCTCCTCATATTTCCAGAGCACAGCGTCGGGGTGCTCATTGATCAGCTCGACAGGGGCGTTGGGCGTTGGCGTGATGGGGTATTTATCGAAGTCGTAATATGAGTCTTCAAGCCCAGAACCATTCACCCATTCACTCAGCCAGCAGTCATGACCGGTGGTTAGCTTGTGTTCCCCGCTATGGTCTCGGCAGCCGGCGGTGTCCCATTCTTCGGGTTCGCAGTTTGGACGTTTCCGGCAGTCTGCGTCAGGAGCTTCATGACATTCGATACTCAATCCGCTCACGCTGATCTTGTGCCCGCTCATTCCCCTGCTTCCTTGCTTAGTTCGCGTGCTTTGAGGGCAATCTCAACGAAAGCATTCTTATTCGAAGGGCATGTGCGGTAAACGCGTTCTAGCTCCGCCGCGTGTTCTTCCAACTCGGCCTGCTCCTTAGCTTTAGCGGTGATGCGTTCCTGCACATCGACGACTTCCTGAAGCTTGTGCATGGCATTGAACGCGAGGACTTCGGGCACGCTCATGTCATCGGACGTGTCGCCATACCCCGCCACTTCTAGCACCGCCAGAGCAATAGCGGGTGCGTCGAACGAATGGAGCGTAAGGCCGCTTCGTCCGGCATCCTTGTACTCGATGCCTAAAGTAAAGTGTTTGCCTAATTCCTTCACTTGCAATTGTCTGGTTTTATCAACGCTATTGAATGTGTTCATTTGCTTTCTCCTTGTTCGACTAGATCAATAAGCGCCACAACCACATTCGCGCTAACGACCTGCGCATAAGCGTTATAGCTTTCGACATATTCTCTGGCGGTGCAATTATCAGAGCTTGCAACAGCGAGGAACTTCTCAGCTGACTCTTTGATTGCGACCAAATCTAAGGGCTCTATTGTTTGCGTCATTACCTTTTCCTTCCTCTGGATATTTCTTCTTGTACTCATCCCTCAATGCCACATCGCGGTCTCGCCAATACCTGTAATCAGTAGCAAACGAACCAAGCCCTACACCCTTGGTAACTTTGTCCGCGACGATCACAGCAAGAAACATGTACTTAGTGGCAGCTTCTTCAATCTGAGCAACAAGTAACTTCCGATTAGCCTCAGTAACCCGATCAGCCAGATTCACGCTGCCATCAACCTTCTCTCTACTGACTTGTGGTGGCCACACTCGTTAGGGTTCATCACGTGAGCAACCGCCGTTTCGCCGGTAATGTCGCTGTATTCCTTGTCGTAAGCGTTCTTGATGAATTCGGCAGCTTCAACGGCCTTGTCTTTACGGTCATTGAAGGCGCGCTCAAGACGGCGTGCAGTCTTCTTCATCTCTGAGAACGTCGCTGTTACACCGTTGATGGCGTTATAGCGGGCAAGTTCAGTGAGGAAGTCGGGTGATGGGTTGTTTTTGGGCATGACAGATAGTCCTTTACTTTCCGCAAGAAACACGGAAGGGAGGGTGAAGGGGTAATGCGGGGGTGGTGTGATGCCTAGATTTAGGCGAAAGGGTCGATCATGCCGGTCTCTTCATTCACAACCGGCTTGGAGTTTTCTTGCTTGATGTAGGCGATGATCGCCTTGATATTGCTTTTGTCTAACATGATCTTGTTGCGACTGAGGCGGGTGCAGTGATTTGTTGAGATCCGGCAGTAGCGGCGAAGCTCGGTTGGTGTCATCCCAAGTTCCGGGGCCACATCCTCTGGTGACCGCCAATGGGGGAGTAGGTCTTCACTCATGCCGACACTGCCAGTTCTTCGTCTCGACTGATCTCTGCCCGTCGCACCAGCTCGGTGAGGCTTACGCCGAGCCACTGTGCGGCTTGGAACGCTTCTTCCCATCCGAAGGTGCGTTCGCCATTTAGTCGGTAGCTCGTGGCACGCTGTGAGATATGGATGATATTGGATAGTTCGGTCTGTGTTTTTCGCTGACGACCCATCTCTGCTCGGATTTCCGAAGCGAGTAAGTCGTGCATGTTCTTAGTTGCCATGCATTCAATCTAGAAGTTTTCTTTTAGGAAAGCAACCCGTAACTTGCGTTCTGTCGTAATTGTTCTAAACTAAAACCATGACGACTAGTAAGAAGCTCTCAGATATCGAACTTGCAATCGCCTCCGTAGTACGCGGAGAACTTGCCAAGCGTCGCCTGAGTGCCAATGCCTTCGCTTCAAAGCTCGGCCTCTCGCAACCAGCATTGAGCGCCAAGCTTCGCGGAGGTACCAAATTCTCCATTGGGGAACTGGAAGCTTTTGCTAGCGAACTAGGACTGTCGCTGAGCTGGGTCATTATGTCCGCAGAAAAGCAGTTGCAGCGTGATCCGTCCGCAGTGTACGGACTTGCAGCAGACCAGCGCACCGACGCAACCGACCGCCGCCAGGAGGGCGAGCAGGAAAACCCGTAAGGAGGAGTGTGGAGAAACTGCTGAAAGCTGCCGAGGATGCTGGCATCAGAGTTCTTTACGGAAGTCTCGACGGGCGCAACGGTGTCTACTACGACGATCTGAGGTTGATAATCCTTGAGCAATCATTGACCCCAGAGATGGAACGTTTCACCCTCGCCCACGAGCTAGGTCACGCGCATCACGGTCACCGGGAAAGTACGCCGGCGAACGAGATGAAAGCTGATGAGTTTGCCGCTAAGTCGTTAGTACATGAGGACGAGTACCAGAGGGCGGAAAGCATCAGCGAGAGCCCTCGTTTCATAGCTCAAGAGTTAGGTTTGCCAGTTAGGGCTATAGAGGCATACTGGAGGCTGAAAGACGTGTTACCAATGGCAACAAGGGTCGGAGCGGGTTAGAAGTAGATCGCGCAAGATCCGCGAGATTTAGGCATTTTTAGACGTAGGTGATGTGCTGAAATGGGTTGAATGGGAAATTCAATTCTCCCCATCTCCACCCCTATAAAGTAGAATAGCCCCTAGATCATGCGGATCTGGGGGCTTTCTTTTTTCCGTGTTACCACAGAACGCTTAACTGTTACCACGGAGCAAGTTAGATAGGGGATAGATGTAGATGGCAACGATACAGACGCACGTCGCGAAAGATGGCAAAGAGTCATACAAGGTTGTGTGGCGAGAACCGGGGGCTAAGAAGATTAGGTCTCGGAGATTCCCCGACAAGGACAAGGCCATAACACTCAAAGACTTCCTTGATGCTAATGGCAACAGCTATGCCGCAGCTACCGAAGTCAAAACACGCATGGACAACCGACTGCCCACGGTCTCCGAAGTTGTTGATCGCCACATCAGCTTGCTGACTAAACCGCAGCCTGGGACTATCCAGCGTTACAAGAATTTGGCGAAGGCTCACATTCACGGGTCACCCTCGGGCAGTATGCCAGCAGAGAAGGCAACCAAGAGGACGTGATCGAATGGATGGCCAG